CTCTAAGTCTGGAGTCAAAGGAGTTACTTGGAGCGAGTCATCTAAAAAATGGATGGTAATGTGCAGAGTTAACAAAAAGCCAAAATATATTGGTGTGTACGAAGACTTAGAACTTGCTGAACTCGTTGCGATGGAAGCACGAAACAAGTATCACGGACAGTTTGCTAACCACAAAATGAAGGAGCGTTAATGTCACAAACGAAGATCTATCGGCTTTTCGGCATCAACACGGCGATGGAGTTACTGCGCCCTGGTGCTAAATGGGAAATCTCAAATCGGATTATTACCCGGTGGGATGACCCTAGACCGATTCCGTCTTGGGAAGAAATAGATGCCACGATGGAGAGAATTAAAGCGTTTGAAGAATCCATTAACACCATCTGGTTGCCCGAGCAATGGGCAGAACTGACAGGCCAGCCTAAGGAAGCCGCATGATCCACAACCTATTCCCAACGCCAGTCGGTATCTACAAGCTGGATCGTGACCTGACCGAAAAAGAACTTGGCTTTATCAAGGGCCAAGAGACACGCCCGAACATGGGCAATGTCACCTCTAAAGACAACACCATCCTGCGGAACAAAGACTTAACCAAGCTGCGGGACTTTATCGAAACCTCTGTTGCGGATTACTTTAAGTCGATCCATAACCCCAAGCACAATGTCAGCCTACGCATCACACAAAGCTGGTGCAATTACACAGAGCCGGGGCAATGGCATCACAAACACGCACACCCTAATTCGTTTGTATCTGGGGTCTTTTATCCACAGGCTAACAGAGAAACCGACAAGATTTACTTCTACCGTGACGGGTATCAGATGGTTAAGTTACCTCCTGAGGAATGGAATGTCTGGAACTCTGAAAGCTGGTGGTTTGAAGTTGGCACAGGTGACTTGGTTTTATTCCCATCGTCTTTAACCCACATGGTTGAAACGGTACAGGGCGATCAGACAAGGATTAGTCTTTCTTTCAACACATTCCCAGTTGGTGTTGTCGGAGAGGAGATGGATTTAACTGGACTTAAACTCGAATCTGTTAAGGGGTAAACGATGGCACATTTCTGCAAGCTAGATGAAAACAACGTAGTGACCGAGGTTCATGTGGTCGCTAATCGAGACACTTCTGACGCTAACGGCGTGGAGAAGGAATACATTGGTCAAGCCTTCCTAGAGAAACTCTTTGGTGGAACATGGAAGCAGACCTCTTACAACGGCACTATCCGCAAGAACTATGCGGGGATCGGTTACACATACAACGCCGACATAGATGCTTTTGTACCTCCGCAACCCTTTGCGTCTTGGCTACTTAACGAAACCACAGCACAATGGGAAGCACCAGTAGCAATGCCTGAAGATGCTGGTACGGGCGAACCACCTAAGATGTACTCGTGGGATGAGGCAACCACCTCGTGGGTTGAAGTACAGCAGGGTGAATAGTGAGTCCAAATGTTAAAGGACCTTATTAGCCCTGTTGCCGACCTGCTTAATAAGTTCGTACCGGATCAGACCGAAAAGTTAAAATTAGCGCACGAAATTGCAACACTCGCAGAAAAGCAGGCCCACGCCATTGCGATAGCGCAAATAGAAGTTAACAAGGTCGAGGCAGCAAGCAATTCTATTTTCAAATCGGGGTGGCGCCCAGCAATCGGTTGGGTCTGTGGTTTTGCGTTTGCCTACCACTTTGTACTTCAACCGCTTTTGGTATTCATACTAACCTACGCTGGACACCCGGTGCCTGAACTGCCTGAGTTTGACATGGCTAGCCTGATGACGGTTCTTGGTGGGCTGCTTGGCTTAGGTAGCTTAAGAACATTTGAGAAGTACAAGGGGATAACGAAGTGAACCTGACCAAAAACTTCACCTTATCCGAGATGACCAAGAGTGAAACTGCTCTTCGATTTGGCATGGCAAACGACCCAACGGAGACCGAAATTGGCAACCTTAAGACACTTTGTGAGAACGTGCTTCAGCCCGTCAGGGACCATTACGGTAAAGGTGTTAAGGTCAACTCCGGATTTCGACATCCCCTCGTCAACGCCAAGGTGGGCGGATCGACAACCTCAGATCATTGCAAAGGGATGGCAGCGGATATTGAGATTCCGGGGGTAGCCAACGCTGAACTGGCGGAGTGGATCAAGGAGAACTGCGAGTTCAAGCAGCTCATTTTGGAGTTCTATACGGTCGGTGTGCCTGATTCGGGCTGGGTTCACGTTAGTTATGACCCTAACGACAACAAAAAACAGGTGCTGACGGCAACCAAAAAAGATGGTAAAACGGTGTATTTACCTGGACTTGTAGCGTAAATGGCCCTTGCCCGACTCTTCCTAAAACCTGGAATCGACAAACAGAACACTGAATACGGTGCGGAAGGCGGCTGGATTGACGGTGACTTCATTCGCTTTCGTTACGGCTTGCCAGAAAAGCTTGGTGGCTGGACCAAGTTCAGTAACGCTTCTTCCTATTTACTTGGTCTGGTCAGTGAAGTCCTTACCTGGAATGCCTTGGACGGCTCGCCCTATGCTGCCGTAGGCACATCACGCAAGCTGTACGCCTTTTTTGGTGGTAGCTGGGCCGACATCACCCCCATTCGAGCCACGACTACGGCAGGCGATGTGACTTTTGCCGCTTCTACCGGGTCCACGACCATCACAGTAAGCGACACGGCCCACGGGGCGATACAGGGTGATTTTGTGACCTTCAGTGGCGTGGATGCCAGTGGTTTAGGCGGTGCAATTACGCAGGCTATTTTGCAGTCCGAGTTTGAGATCACGTCCATCATTGACGCAGACAGCTACACCATTACCTCGCCCGTTGCGGCCAATGCCTCCGATACCGGTGACGGTGGCGCAGCCGTTGTAGGCGCCTATCAAATTAACGTTGGAACGGACGTTAGCTTCTTTGACTTTGGCTGGGGCGTGGGCAGTTGGGGAGAAGGCACGTGGAATACGCCTCGCACCGCTGGCGCAGGCATCTTTCTTGGCTCCCGTGTCTGGCAGTTGGACACGTTCGGTGAAGACCTTATCTGCCAGCTCGTCAACGGGGCCATTTACCGTTGGGATACGAGCGGGGGCCTTGCCTCACGGGCCACGGCCATTAGCGGTGCCCCGACAAAAAGCACGTATGCCCTTGTTTCGACGCCTGACAGGCACCTTGTCTGTTTTGGTACGGAGACGACGGTTGGATCACCCAACACCCAGGATCCGATGTTTGTGCGGTTCTCGAACCAAGAGGACATCAACACCTTTACCGAAACAGCGACCAATACTGCAGGCGGCCAGAGGCTAACAGACGGCAGCCGAATTGTTACGGCCGTGCGTTCACGGGGTCAGATTCTGATCTTCACGGACACGTCCTTGCACGGTATGCAGTACGTTGGGCCACCTTACACCTTTGGATTCCAGCAGCTCGGCACGAACTGTGGTTGTATCGGGCCGCATGCGGCGGCAGACGTCAACGGACTTGCCTTTTGGATGGGCACGGAGGCCTTTTACGTCTTTGACGGTACGGTCAAGAAGATGCCCTGCACGGTCCAGGATTTTGTGTTTAAGGACATCAACCTTACCCAAGGGACCAAGACCCATGTGGGCGTGAATTCGCAATTTAACGAGGTCACTTGGTGGTATTGCTCCTTCACGAGCGACTTTATTGACCGATTTGTGACCTACAACTACCTTGAAAACACGTGGCACGTGGGCACTATGCCTCGGACCGCTTGGGTGGACATTGGCACGTATGCCAAGCCTCTTGCGGCTGAATACATGCCCGAGAGCACGGAGGCCACGATTTCGACCATTTACGGCCTGACGGCCGGCCGCGCTTTAATTTACAACCAAGAAGACGGTGTGAATGGCGACGGGCAGCCTATCTTTGCTTTCATTCAATCAGGGTATTTTGATATCTCCGAGGGTGACAACATGCTGTACATGAAGCGGTTCATCCCGGACTTCAAGAACCAGGTTGGAAATCTCACTGTGAGATTATTGTTGCGCCCCTATCCTCAGGCCACAGCCAGCCCGAGTTCGTTGGATCCGTACGTTATTACGCCAACCACACAGAAGGTGGACACCCGTGCAAGGGGGCGCCAGATCAGCTTGAAAATTGAAACCAGTGAGATCGACACCAACTGGCGCTACGGCACACTACGGGTAGATGTGCAACCGGACGGCCTCAGATGAGCAAGATCTTTAACGTCCGACTGCCCAATGCATCACCGGAGTACAACGCCCAGCAGTTTGACCAGCTTGTCCGTTCGTTAGAGCAGATTGTTTTACAGCTTAATAACACCTACACGTCCATTCCTGATCAAAACCAAGCGGCGGCAGCAGCGTGGTTCGGGGGCGGTGGAGGTGCGGCCGGGGGCGGTTTTGCTGGTTCTGTGAGGGGTTTTCAGCCAAGCACTGGAATTATGTTGCCCTACGCCATGCTGATGTCGGATCAAGACCAGCTCAACATCGGCACGACTTCTGAAAACATTGTGACCTTTGACACGCCTATTTTTGAATACGGAATCAAGGTCCAAGACCATACGGCGGTGTTTACCGGGACGATTGACAACGGCACACCCCCTGGGGCCGGGACGGTTTTGACCGTGTCAGCCGTGACGTCTGGAACGATCTTGACGGGCATGAAGATTGCCGGTACAGGCGTGACTGCTGGAACGCAGATCACGGCCCAGGTGAGTGGCACAACGGGCGGGGTCGGTGTATACACAGTAGATAC